GTTTCCCAGTCACGATCAGCATTTGATTGGCGAGGAATGGAAAAAAGAATTAAAAACCTTGAAGATGCCATTGCTGACCTTAAAAAAGATAAAGTAAATGCACCTGAAGATGTAAAAGAAGAAGCATCAGCAGAACTATCTGAAGAAGTTAATGCAGAACTTAAAGAAGAAATTAAAGAAAATGTAAATGAAGTAGAATTATCAGCAGAAGTTGCAGAACCAGTAAAACACAATCCTGAAGCATCTAATGAACCTAAGTTTACATTAAATAAAACTAATTATCCTAAAACATTACAATCAAGGATATACGAAAAATTAAACAATTAATAATTAAAAAAAAACAAAATGGCTACAAGTTTGACAACGACATATGCTGGTGAATTTAAAGATAAATACATAGCGGCAGCATTAACAAGCGGTAAAACACTTGACAATGGAGGTGTAACAATACTTCCAAACATTGCTTATAAAGAAGTAATGCAAAAATCTGTAATGGGTGATGATTTAATAGTAAACGCTGGATGTGATTATTCAGATGCTGGAACATTAACACTAACAGAAAGAATTCTTGAAGTAGAAGAATTTCAAGTAAATAAAACAGAATGTAAAAAAACATTCGCACAATCTTGGCAATCAGCTGAAATGGGTTACTCTGTACAAAATCAAAGTTTACCTAAATCATTTGCAGATTTTATTGTACAACAGTACATTGCTAAAATTGCTGCTAAAACAGAAACTAATATCTGGGCTGGTGTTAATGCTAACGCAGGTGAGTTTGATGGATTCACTACTATTGCTGGTGCTAACATAGCTGATTTAGCTGGTGGTGCAGTTGTAGTTGGAACTGATGTTACTGCAACTAATGTTATTACTGAGCTTGGAAAAGTTCTTGATCACGTTGCTGCTAACACTCCAGCAATCTTAGACAAAGAAGATTTAAGAATTTACGTTGGTAATGCAGTATTCCAATCTTATATTAGAGCATTAGGTGGTTTTGCGTTAACTGGTTCTGCTGGTACTGATGACAAAATGTCACAATGGTATAACGGTGGTGGACTTACTTTTGATGGTATTCCAATTTTCTTAGCACCTGGAATGCCAGCTAACAAAATGATGTGTACACAAATTTCTAACCTATTCTTTGGATGTGGAGTTCTTGGAGATTTATCTGAATTAAGATTAATTGATACTGCTGACACTTTAGGCGATCAAAACGTAAGATTTGTTGCAAGATGGAAAGCTGGTGTACAAATCGGTCTTTTAGGTGAAGTAACATATTATACCTAAAATATAAATTAATTAATAACAATAATGAGTTACGTAAAGCTTTAAGTAACATTACGTAACTCATTGAAAAACAAACAATTATGGCTTGTGATATCAGTTTGGGACGAAAGGTTCCGTGTAAAGATGTAATCGGAGGAGTAACTAAAATTTACTTTGTAAACTTTGGTGACTTAGGAACAGTAACAACTAACTCAGGTGATGAAATTAGTGATATGACTGGAACTGCTTCTGTTTACGAATATGATGTTAAGGGAACAAGCTCATTAGAACAAGCTATTAACTCATCAAGAGATAATGGTACAACATTCTTTGAGCAAACTTTAACTTTATCTTTACCAAAATTAAGTAAAGAAGATAATAAAGAGGTTAAATTACTTTCATACGGAAGACCACATATTGTGGTAGAAGATAACAACGGAAACTGCGTTATGTGTGGAGTTGAATACGGTTGCGATGTAACAGGTGGATCAATAGCAACAGGAGCAGCGTATGGTGATTTTGCGGGATATTCGTTAACATTTGCAGGAATGGAAAAACTACCAGCACAATTTATTGAAAGTGCAGTAGCTGGAAATCCTTTTGCTGGAATGTCTGGAACATTTACAATAGTTCAAGGAACGAATAGTTAATAGTGGCACAAATTTCATAGTTTAGTGTGATTCAATATATAGTTTAGTTGGCTAAAGGAGAGTTACTTATTTGTTTCTCTCCTTTTTTTATTAAAATAAATTAAAAAAAGATGCAAATAATTACAAAAAGCGGAACAAGATTACTAAATTTAATGCCAAGAGAAACTATTGATGCAGCTAAAGTGTACGAATTAAAGATAAAAAGCGAAGAACAGAATAAAGTCATTTTAACGGACTCTAACGCATCTTTTAGTTTAGTTAAGTATTACTACACTTATAGCACAACGCAAGCTCTTGATGAAGCTAATTTCTACACTATAGAGATTAATAACACTACAGACGGCGCTTTAATATTTAAAGATAAACTGTTTTGTACTGATCAAACACTTGCAACTTTTGAAATTAGCAAAAATGTTTATATTGAAAAGTCAACAGGAAATAATGAATACATCTACGCATAATGGATAACTTACATTTAATACAATTAAACGAATACCAAAGACCAGTAATTACTGAAGAAAAAAACAGGGATTGGATCGGCATTGGTGAGAATAACGATTACTATCAATCTTTGATAGATGCGTTTATGGATTCAACTACTAACAATGCAGTTATAAACGGTATTGTAGATAGAATCTATGGTAAAGGTTTAGATGCTACTGATAGCAACAAAAAACCAGAAGAATACGCTAATATGAAATCTATCTTAAAGAAAAAAGATTTAAGAAGGGTATGTCAAGATTTAAAATTATTGGGTGAGGGCGCGTTCCAAGTAACGTATCAAGGTAATAAAATAAAAAGCATTACACATTTTCCAAGAGAAACTTTACGTGCTGAAAAATGCAATGAAGATGGAGATATAGAAGCATATTACTATAGTGCTGATTGGAAAGAAGTAAACAGAAACACTAAGCTAAAAAGATTTCCAGTATTTGGTTCAGGCGCACAAAATGAAATATTTATTGTTAGAAGATATGTAACAGGGTACTACTACTATTCACCAGCTGACTATCAAATAAGCTACGCTACTTTAGAAAAAGAAATAGCTGACTATTTAATAAACGATTGTCAAAACGGATTTAGTGGAACTAAAGTAGTGAACTTTAACAATGGTGTACCTGATCGTGAAAAACAACTAAGCATTAAGAATGATGTAATGTCAAAGCTTACAGGAAGCTACGGTGAAAAGGTTATAATTGCTTTTAACAACGATGCAGATAGTAAGACAACTATTGACGATGTACCTTTAAATGATGCACCAGCACACTATCAATATCTAAGCGAAGAATGTGGTAAAAAGATAATGGTAACACATCGTGTAACTTCGCCTATTTTAATCGGTTTAAACTCATCTAATGGCTTTTCAAGTAATGCTGATGAAATTAAAAACGCTTCATTATTATTTGATAATGTAGTTATTAAACCTTACCAACAATTATTGATTGATGCCTTAGATGAGATGATGTCCATAAATGACATTAGTTTAAATCTATATTTCAAAACTATCGAACCTCTTGAATTTATCGAAATTGATAAAGATATGGACGCTGAGGTAATAGAAGAAGAAACAGGAATTGATGTAGAAGATCAAGATTTCAAAGAAGAAGATGAATACCAACAAATAGAAGAAATAATAAATAAATCTAAACTAAGCAAAGAAAAAGAAGAATTTAGAAATGAAATTGCAAAAGATTTAATTGAATTAGGAGAAGATGTAGATCCTGAATTATGGGAAGTTATAGATGAAATGGATGTTGACTATGATAATGAAGATAAATATGATGAAATAGTTAATGAACTCATTAAAAAAAATAATACAAAACTATCTAAAAAAGAAAAATTTGTTTCTACAGGAATGGCTTTTCCAAATGCTAAAAGCGATCAAGATGAAAAAGTAAAAGAAAATTACTTTAAAGTAAGATACTATTACTACCCAAGAAGGGTTGGAGCAAATGCAAGGGAATTTTGTAAAGCTATGGTAAACGCTGATAAATTATACAGAAAAGAAGATATTGTAAGAATGGAAGAAAGAGTAGTAAATGCTGGATGGGGGCCGAAAGGTTCAGATTTTTATAGCGTTTGGCGTTTTAAGGGCGGAGGTAACTGCCGCCATTCTTGGAGGAGAGTAACATTTAAAAGTAAAAAAGCTAAAATAAATGTTAAAACATCAAAAGACATTATAGGAACAAGAGCAGCAGAAATTGATGGATATAAAGTAAGAAATGATTATCAGGTTTCTATACAACCAAGAAATTTACCAAATAAAGGTTTTTTACCAGGCAATCCACAAGGAAAATAAATTAAGATATGGCAAAAGCATTATTCATAACAAGAGAAGATTTAGTAACATTCACAAGTGCAAATGGTGCCGCTCGATCGTGACTGGGAAAC